GACGAAGGGATCTTCGATGAATTGATGCGGCGCGGTACCCGCTGGCTCCTGGGAGATTCCAAGGAGCGGCACCTCCTGCCGGCGCTATATATGATCGATAGCGTCGACCGCTGGGACGACATCAATGAGCTCCGGAAGAGCCTTCCCGGTCTTGGCGTTTCGATAAAGGTCCAGACCATCCTGGACGAGATCGACGTCGCAAACGAGAGCCTCTCCAAGAAGCGCGAGTTCCTTACCAAATACTGCAATATAAAGCAAAACAGCGCAGCTGCCTGGCTTGACGCCCAGCTGGTGCAGAACGCATCCGGCAAGCATTTCGGCCCGGAGGATCTCCGGGATTCCTACTGCGTCGCCGGCATCGACCTGTCGCAGACGCGGGACCTTACGGCTGCGGTCGTGATCGTCGAGAAGGAAGGCGAGCTCTACGTCCTGGCGAAATTCTGGCTCCCGCGCGAGCGGATCCAGGAGGCGATCCGGGACGACGGCCTGCCTTACGACATCTACATCCAGCGTGGTCTTCTGGAGCCTTCCGGGGAGAACTTCATCGACTACGAAGACTGTTATCGATGGCTCACCGAGCTCGTGGAGAAGTATCAGATTCTTCCGCTGAAGACAGGCTACGACCGGTACTCCTCGCAGTACCTGGTGCAGAGCCTGAAGAACTACGGCTTCCATACCGACGACGTCTTCCAGGGCGACAACCTGTACCCGATGATCCAGGAATGGGAAGGCCTGATGATGGACGGCAAGGTCCACATCGGCGACAACGACCTTCTGAAGGTGCATATGCTCAACGCAGCCATCAAGATGAGCGTAGAGCGAGGCCGCGGGAAGCTCGTGAAGATCAACCCGTCCGCACACATCGACGGAATGGCAGCCATCCTGGACGCGATGACAATGAGATCCAAATACGCTGAGGAAATCGGCGAACAACTAAGGAACGAGGGATAAAGAACATGGGACTTTTTGACAGAATCTTCGGTCGGGCACCGAAGCCGGTCGGGCAGCCTGTCGGGCAGTTCCGGCTCTTTACCGGTTACGAGCCTGTCTGGCCGGGGCGCGGCGGGAACATTTACGAGATGCAGATGATCCGCGCTGCGATCAACGCAGCTGCAACGCACATCAGCAAACTGCAGCCGACGATCCAGGGCTCGGCAAAACCCGCGCTGCAGAACAAGCTCCGGCACGGCCCGAATGAGTGGCAGACATGGTCGCAGTACCTTTACCGTACAGCGACCATTCTTTATGTCCATAACACGGCCTACATCGTGCCGGTTTACGACGAGTACGGCGAGGTCGGCGGGATCTACACCGTCATACCTGACCGGTGCGAGATCGTGGAGTACGGGCCGAAAAAGATCCCGTACCTCCGGTACACGTTCCGGAACGGCCAGAAAGCAGCAATTGAGTTCGACGTCTGCGGGATCCTGACCCGGTTCCAGTTCGACAAGGACCTGACCGGCGAGACCAATGCCGCCCTGTATCCGACCATGGATCTGATCCGGATCGCCAACAAGGGCATCCAGGAAGGCGTGAAAAACAGCGCCGCCTACAGATTCATGGCGAGGGCTTCTAACTTTGCCATGGACAAGGATCTGGCGAAAGAGCGCCGGCGCTTCTCCCGTGAGAACTTCGCAGACGATGCGGAAGCTGGCGGCGTCCTGCTCTTCCCCAACACATATACAGACATCAAGCAGCTGGAAGCGAAGCCCTACACCGTCGAAGCCGCGCAGCTGGAGATCATCCGTAAAGAGATCTCCGATTACTTCGGTATCTCCGAGGACATCCTGCAGAACAAAGCCTACGGCGACGCATGGGCGGCGTTTTACGAAGGTGTGGTGGAGCCCTTCGCGATCCAGTTTTCTGAGGTCGTGAGCCGGATGCTCTACACCTTCAACGAACGGACCCGCGGGAACGGCATCATGCTGACCAGCAACCGTCTTCAGTACCTTTCAAACGCCGACAAGCTGCAGGTGAGCACGCAGCTGGTCGACCGCGGGATCATGTCCCGGAACGACGCCAGGGAGATCTGGAACCTGCCTCCGGTTGAAGGCGGGGACGAGCTGGTGATCCGCGGCGAGTACTACAAAGCTACCGAGCAGATAGGAGATAACGATGAGCAAAACAATTGATGACCGCCTGAACGAAGGCCGGCAGTACAGAGACATCGACCTGGGATCGTTTGAGCGCCGCTCTGAAGATGACGGCCGGAAGATCGTCCGGGGCTATGCCACGACATTCGGCCAGCCATATGTCCTTTGGAAGGAAGACGGCTACACCGTCATGGAGCAGGTCGATTCTAAGGCGTTTGAAGGCGCCGACATGAACGACGTGATCATGCAGTACAACCACGAAGGGCGCGTTTTCGCCCGCATGAGCAACCGGACGCTGGCTCTGTCCACGGACGAGCGCGGTCTGGCCATCGAGGCCGACCTGTCCGGCACCGAAATCGGCCGCCAGCTCTACGAAGAGATTGAAGGCGGCTACACCAACAAGATGAGCTTCGGCTTTACTGTCGCGGAAGATAAGCGCGATGTGACCGAAGATCATGATACGGGCGAGGTTACGGTCCTTAGAACGATCACGAGGATCCGGAAACTCTTTGACGTCTCTGCCGTTTCCCTGCCCGCCAATCCTGCGACGGCCCTGTCCGCGAGAGCCTACGGCGAGGGAGTTATTGCCGAGGCGAAGGAGGAGATCCAGAAGCGCAAAGCCAGGGAAGAGCAGAAAAAACGTATCCTGGAGGCCATCAATGGAAATTAAGGAAATGACCATTGAGCAGCTGGAGACCCGGCTTGCCGAGATCCCGGCTGAACTGGAAAAGGATGATGCCGACCTGGACGCCCTGGAGCAGGAAGTCCGCGACATCAAGGATGAGATGGAGACCCGCAAGGCTGCAGAAGCCCAGCGTGTCGAGATCCGTGCAAAGGTCGCTGCCGGCGAAGGCAGAGTGACCGAAGAAATTAAAACGGAGGATAAACCCATGAGCGAAATGGAAATCCGCAATTCCAAAGAGTACATCGACGCTTTCGCCGAGTACATCAAATCCGAAGACGCGACTGAGTGCCGTGCTCTTCTGACCGAGAACGTTTCCGGCACCGTGGCTGTGCCCGAACTCGTTTACGACATCGTGAAGACCGCCTGGGAGCGTGAAGGCATCATGGCTGCCGTCCGCAAGTCCTACATCCAGGGCAACCTGAAGGTCGGCTTCGAGATCTCCGCTGACGCCGCCACCGTCCACACCGAAGGCGCCGCAGCCGTCTCCGAAGAGTCCCTCGTGCTGGGCACCGTGAATCTGGTCCCCGCGAGCATTAAGAAGTGGATTAGCCGGGCCGCTTAAGCCCAAGAGGTTCACTTAAAACGCATTGAATTGCTGGAACATCCTGAGAGCCGGCAGACCACAGCGCAGGCATGAAACAAGGCCAGACGCGACGGTTTGAAAACTGACCGGATTGGACAATCAGCAGCCAAGCCCCGAACAGGGGAAGGTTCAACGACTATCCCGTGAGGGAGTAGGGGCAAGCGCCCCGAAGTGATGCGCTCCGCAGAAATGCGGATGAAGATATAGTCTGCTCTTCCATGAAAGTGGAAGGATGGGAAAACCATCGGCGCCGTTTTGCGAACGGCGCTTAACTTTTTGCTCTGTAAGTGATGAGGCCCTCGACCTCCGCGGCGAAGCTTTCCTGCGCTACATCTATGATGAGCTCACCTATCGCATCGCGAAGGGGGCCGCCGACCAGGTGATCGCTGCCATCGAGGCTTGCGGCACCGTCTCCACGACCACTTCTCCCGCCGTTCCCGTCCTGAAAGTGACCACCATCGGCGTCGGCACCGTTGCCGCTGCTATGGCCCAGCTGTCTGACGAAGCCGCCGAGCCCGTGATCATGATGAACAAGCTGACCTGGGGCGCCTTCAAGGCTGCCCAGTACGCGAATCAGTTCAACGCTGATCCCTTCGAGGGCCGCACCGTGCTGTTCAACGACACGATCAAAGCCTTCAGCGCTGCCTCTTCCGGCGACACCTACATGATCGTAGGCGATCTGGGCCACGGCGCTCTGGCCAACTTCCCGAACGGTGACGACATCGCCATCAAGGTCGACAACAACACCCTCATGACGCAGGACCTCGTCCGCATCCTGGGCCGTGAATACGTCGCCATCGGCGTCGTCGCGCCTAACGCCTTCGTAAAGGTCACGAAGTAATCACAACCGCATAAGCCAGACCGAAAGGAGCACGATCATGGCGAAAACATTAGTTGCAGTCCCTTGCATGGACCAGGTCCCGGCGCAGTTCGCGCACAGCCTGGCCACGCTGACGAAGGTCGGGGATACCCTGGTGGCCTTCCAGATCTCGTCTCTCGTATACACAGCCAGGAACGATCTTGCGAAGAAGGCAGTCGCCTGCGGAGCCGATTTCGTCCTCTGGATAGACAGCGATATGGTGTTTTCGCCGGATTTGCTGCAGCGGCTTATGGAACACATGAAAAACCCGGAGATTGACATGGTCTCCGGGCTTTACTTCCGCAGGGTCGCACCCTACACGCCGGTCCTCTATGACAAGCTGGAGATCACGGAAGAGCGCTGTGAACACACGGAGTTTGACCAGATCCCGGTCAAGCCTTTTGAGGTCGGCGGGTGCGGCTTCGGTGGAGTCCTGATGCGGACGTCTCTGATTTATGACGTAGCTCTGAAATTCGGAGACATGTTCGCACCGATCAAGGGCGTAGGTGAGGACCTGTCATTCTGCTGGCGCGCCCGGCAGCTTGGCCACAAGGTCATCTGCGACCCTTCGATCACTCTGGGTCATGTGGGACACACAATCATCACGCGGGAGTTCAGCGAGAAATTCCGCGGCATAAATTAAGGAGGCAGCGCATGGATCTGCTGGCAAAAGTAAAACTGGCCCTGGGCCTGGCAACAGATGCCTTTGACGCCGAGCTGACGAGCCTCATCACGGCAGCACAGCTTGATCTTGG